ACTCACCTTCGCACCCACTACCCGTCCTGAATTAATGATTACCATCACAAAAATTGATAAAACAAGCGATAATGTTCAAGTAGGTACCGCTAAAGTGGAATCTGTAAATGGAACATATGTCGATAACGAAATAATTTACATTAATAAAAAAACTAAAGACGTTAGACTTATTGGAACCGGTCTCCATCTCGAAGGACATAGCCAAATAGACAGATATCAACAAGGAGAAATTGGAGTCGGTGAATTAAAACTTCTAGAATCTGGCGATCTTGAAGGCATCCTCTATACAAATTTCTTATTTGATAACCAACCTGGTGTTAAACTTGCATATGAAATTTTTAAATTACAATAAATTATTTATCAAATCTATTAAATCTTTCTACAATCCACTAAATATGGAATCAAATCAGGACCATTTGAATTCGAAAATTCCAAATTTTTATTCATTCTCTTTAAGTAATTATTTACCCAATAAACATTAAATATTAAAAACATATCATATTTACATTTATTTATATTATCTAAAATATGTTTCAAACTATAACAACATCCGCAATTTTCATCATATAAAATACTATTTCCACAAATACAATGTTTAGGGAATAATTTTCTTACATTTGTACATAACACATCTAATGGTATTTTATAATAACTAAACATTTCATTATAGTTATTTATGCCTAATCTATATAAATTATTTGATAAACAATTGCATTTACTTTTTGTAAAACTATTTCCAGAATTTATATTAAATTTTTCAAGATAAAATAATAAGTTTTTTGATTTTTCTACATCATCTTTGATTGTATTTTCATCAATCAAGTTCTCATCTCTAATTAAATATAATTTTGGAGGATGAAATGGATATCTATTGTTAAATGTCATCTCAATTTTTAATTTATTAAAATATATACAAATCTCATTTGATTTTGCAGATAAAATATATTCATCATCTAAATATGACAATTCTCGAAATATTCTTTTTTTATATCTTTTCATTATACAATATTAATTTATTTATAATTCAATTTTATTTTTATAATCATACAGATGTTATATTTTTATAAACCTTATGTCTAAAATATGGTTTTATATTATTTTTTTTACAAAATTCTAAATATATCCTAATTTTATTTTTAGAATTTGAGATTAAATTCAATTCACGGTTTTTGCTTTTCTTATTTCTTTCACGAGGATTAATACATTTAACATCATGTATAATAGCATAAGATCTTTCTTTTTCCTTACCATTACAATAAATATAAAAAAAATCTACACCCCATTCTATTAAACAATTATCATATTTGTTCATTAAATTTTCTAGTGCAATTTTATTAAACAAGGGGACATTTACTTCTACAAAATTAGTATAAGATAATAATATATTTACTTTATTTCTTGTGATTTTATGCGATATTTTTCCTTTATTAGAAAATGATGGACCACATATATCTAAATTGTATTTTCTAGAAAAATAAAACATACGATTAATTTCGTTTACACTTAATATTATATCATTATCTAAAATAAAAAATCTATCATATTGATTTATGATTTCAGGATATTTATGATAAAAATAATTAAAATTTTGAAACTTTGATCCTTTTCGGCTTTCAATAAATTTTACCTTGGATTTATATTTATTAAAATTTTTTAAATTATCTCCATAATATATTACATAAACATCATAATTCATATTTTGACCGAACCATAAATTATCAAATGTTGTATTATCACCTACTGATGAAAATAAAAAATTTTTACCTTTAGCATATTCATTGATTTGAGACTGTTCTATAATTTTATGATTTTTATTATTTATATTTTTTAAATCTAGATTTTTTGATTGCATTCTTTTTTTTTTTTTTATTTTTTTTTTTATTTTAAATGAAGAAAAAAATACAATCAAAAATATAATAAAAATTTTTTTTTTTTTCAAAGAAATGTCTTTTCTATTCATATATTTATCAAAATATATAATAATTTAAATTTTTAATTTAATTTTAAATAAATATTTCAATAAAACATAAACTAACATAATTATAGTAATTAAAAATATAGGTAATATAATATAAATTAAAACTCTTTCAATCTTATATACAATTCCTTTAATATATTTTTTTTTTAATTTATCTTCTATTTTATTTTTATGAATCATATTTATATTTTTTTTAGCTATTAAAATTTTTTTTTTATCTTTATCGTTTAATCTGAAATAATGATGATTCCATGAATCAAATAAAACCTTATACCATAAATTTATATCTGTTAAAAACAATAAAAACAAATTCTTATTTGCTCCTATATTTTTACCAATCATATTACAATAATCATAAGGATCCACTATACCTCCTATACGTTTGTAAGAACATGGAAATTCTTTTTTCTGGTTTTCCTTATCTTTTTTATCTATAGATATCATAGTTGTTTTGGATGGTAATTTTACCTTTTTTGCAATAACATCAGAAATCCATCTTGATTGAAGTTCAGATATCATAGGTATTGATGTTAAATATGGTCTAATAAAACCAACAAAAAAGATATTATTATCATTAATAGAAAATATATGTTTATATCTATTTTTTATATATTTATCATCCAAAAATTTATTACAATTTAGGGCATCATAACCTGTGCAAAATAATATTACATCAAATTCTTTTATATCATTATCTATAAACTTTACTCTATTGTTTTTGATATTTATAATTTTTCCCTTAGGATCTATCAAACCTTTTGAAATTGAATTAATTATTTCTCTACTTTTTACATAATATGAATTCAGATAATCACATTTTGGTTTCCAATCATCTATACCATGACCACCCTTTCCCCACATATTGAATACATCATCTTCACCTACATTATCATGGAAATATTTTTTTCCTAGGATATTCTTTACAAAAAAATCAACATATCTTGAATAAAACATATCTGCTGCTTCATAAGCACCTAAAGTTCGATTTTGGAACCAAACTCCATTTCTTACACTCAATGTTAGTTCATTACTATTCTTTAATAACTCAGAAATATCACTCGCATAATCACTTCCACCTATTATCAATATTTTTTTATTTTTTAATTTATTTCTGATTTTTTTAAATTCATCACAATGATACATTTTACCACTAAATTTTTTAAAAATATTATCTTTTGGAAAATTTAAACATCTATTTGTTGTACCAGTTGCTATTACTAGGTTTTTACATTTATAAAAATTCTTATTTGTCTTAATATACCAAATATTTTTATTAATCTTATTTACTTTTAATACATCCTCATTCATATGTAAATATTTAACTAAATTGAAATTTTTTAAATAATCATTATAATATTTTGTTATATGCTCACCATTTGGAAACTCAGCATCTGTGTTTGTTAGTGGAAAATCTGAAATTGTCATATATAATCGAGAAGATACACAATAAGTCTCCTCAAATATACCAGGATGATTTCTTTTATCCCATACTCCAAATGGAAATTTATTTTTATCAATCACCAATACATTTCTTATATTATTCTCAATTAAATGCTTAAGTACAAAAATTCCAGAAATTCCCGCACCAATTATGATTGTATTGTACATTATATATAGAATAACATTAATTTTATCAATAAAATAAAATATTCTTTATTTAATATTTTGTTTAATTTTTTTTTTTTTGTTTATTTGAATATTATTTGTACATCCTGGACATATATGTTTTAAACCTTCAATCGCGAATTTATTCCACCAACAATACTTACAAATTTTATGTCCTGAATATCCATATTTTCTGAAACAATCACTTGGAATAAAACTTTCTTTATCTATATCATTAAAACATACACTACAAAACATTTTATTCAATTCTATTTACGAATATCAATTTTTTTAAATATCTTAATTTATCTTGCCATTTATAATATTTTTTGAAAATATATCAGCATTTTAAAAATTAAGAAAATATAATTTTATTTAATTATTTATAATATGAAAATCATATTTCCAATTGAAATTTGGAGACATATTTATAGTTTTGATCTTACATATAAAAATATTTTTAATCAATGTATTGAAGAAATTTCAAAATCATGGTGTATTTTCATAGTCGATAAAAAAAGATTTCGATCTGGAATTTACAAAAAATATATTTCTTATAAACAAGCTGTTTCAGAATGTGGTAAATTAATCCTTACCACACCACACTTTTATTTTTGGATATCACAAAAAAACGAATTTAATAGACTGATTCTCTTAGAAAATAAATCAAAACATCATTATTATAAATTATCCTAATAGTTAATATTTACAATTAAATAATCTTAAAATTCATACATATCTTGTAATATTTATATAATTTTGTATATAGCTATAAATAGTAATCTAATATTTCTTCTTCATTGTTATAACTATTACACATAATATTAATACTAGACTTATTATTATTCTCTTCTTCTTATTTTTAAAATCCTTATCCGCTTGATTAGATTCATTTAAAATATATGGAATCGATTTTTTTTTATTTATTATGTTTTTACTATCAGACTCTAAATATTCTCTAATCATATATTGTTCTTTTATATTTTTAATTGGATGATATAAGTTTGATTCTTTTATTTCATTTAATTTCCATCCACCTTTTTTTCTCCATAAAATTGTACTTAATTCAGGTATAGTTTTTATTGAAAGATTATTGAATATTGCAATACTATTAAACAGTACTTCATCAAGAAATAATGTTTTATATATTTTTACAAATGAAAATATATTTTCCATTAGTTTCTTCGAACATCTTATAGCACAGATCATGCTAGCCCCCCAAGGATAAGGAATCTTATCTTTGATCTGTCTTGTTACCGTTTTCCAATGCCAATGTTTTTTGTTCCCATAAAATAGTCGATTACTCCTAACTAATAAATCTTCATCTTTATATTTATTATCTATATTTTTTATAATATTAGCATTAGGTATAAAAACATCTTCTTCAATAAACCAAATAAAATCATATTCTATTTTATTTTTAAAAAAATAATATAATGCCTTATCTCTTGCTATTGCCCCTGGAATCCATAAATGAGTATTTTTAAATCCTTCATTTTCTACATCTTTATTTCTATATTTAATTATTTTGATTTCATTATTATAATCAGGAATATTATATTCATTATCATCAATACAAATATAAATATCATTATGATTTCCTAATTTTTTAATGAAATCATAACATAATTTTGATGGATTTACTGTCAAAAAACAGATTATTGATTTAGTCATCTAATAAAACTAAAATATTTTATTTATTTATCTAAAAAAATAAATTTAATTTAAAGATAATTTATATTTCATGTTGTTCTACCCATCCTACTGTAAAATTTTGTGATCTCAATTTTCTTTCATCCAATGCTGCCGCATCAAAATGATAAGGTTTCCATTCATTATCATTTTTGTAGTAATTAAATCTTGTAGCATTTACTTTCATATTAAAATGTGATTTAATTTTCTCGATTATACTTTTAAATGTTGGACATTTTTCTTTCCATTTTAAATGATCATCTGCTATATAATGTGTATCTACATGCCATAATTTCCATATATTATCCCCTTCATTAATGCTTCTTATTTCATTTAATAATTTATTATAGATTGATAAATCGTTCTCCTCACAAAATAGATTCGGTGGCATTAATATAGCATCCCTTGTTGTAAATTTAATTTTATTTATCTCACTATAAGTACTGATTACTCTCATAGTGGGAGGTTTTTTTGTTGGATTAAAATTTACAGTATTCCTAACTTTTTTATTTTTTTTTTTTTTTATGGATTGGTCTTCTTTTCCTTCAATTTCCATTCTTAATTTTTCATTATTTTTCCCACATAGTTCTTTCGCAATCATTTTCCCATTTTTCTCATCATATTCAATTCTAAATTCAACTATCTCATCTTCATACAAATACTTTTTATCACTTATTTTTACATTTATATTCGAATGATGAATAAAAACATTCCCTTCCTCACATTTTATTAAACCAAAACCTTTTTTATGATCATACCATAATATTTTACCTAATTTTCTATTCTCCATTTCTTAGTCTCATTCATTTTTTTTTTTTTAAATAATTTACTAGATCTAATTAAATATAACACTATTAGTATACATGTAAACGATGAAATTAAATTTATATTCCTTTTTATATTATTTTTATTTCTTCTTTCTTTTATATAATTTTTTGAATTTATCAAATCTATATATTCTTTTCTTGTGTAAATTTTATCGTCAACCATTATCATATTTATTGAATGACCTCCAAATTCATCTATTTCAGAGTTAATTCTATCTTTCTGGTTAACTAATTTAGAAATATAATGATTATTAGATCTTTTAAAATATTTATTACATCTCCTATAATACGAATGCGTATATACTTTGAAATATTTTGAATAATACATCTCAATTACCGAATTTATTGGTATCGTTAGTATTTTCAAAGCTGTCTTCCTATTTATAACATAACAATGTTGCAACATATATTTTTTTAATTTTAAAATTGACAAACCGAACTTAGAATCGAATTCTATTTTTTGTTCAATATCATTTATATCAAAATGATAACCCAATAAAAATATTTCCCAATCAAATGGTAAATATCTAAAAACATCTATAATAATCCCCGCAAAATTATTATCCAAAATTACTGCATCATCCTCCATGATCAAAACATTTTTATAATCGTTCTTAAGTATATCTTCACAAATTAATTTAGTTGTTATATTTATGCCATTTTCCCCTTTTTTTGGTTCAATCTTTTTACCTCCTTCTGTAATAAAATATTTTGAAATATAATTTTTTTTAATAAAATATTGAGGGTCTTCAATACTTCCATTAAATCCTTGGAAAAATGTAATCAAATCATTAAAATAAATATTTTCCAAAATATATTTTTTTTTTTCTCTACCTTTTTCAGTATCAAGATTTATTACATAAATTTGGTCAAAAAGTTTTTTTAAAAATTTTTTATTCTCCTTAATTGAAGTCATATTTAAATATTTATTTTATTTTTTTTTTTGTATCTTTTTTTAAATAATTTTTATTGCAATTCTTTTTATAAATTATCTAATTTTATAATATATAAAAAAGAAAATGTCAAAAACTAAAAAATACATTCAAAAACAAAATAAATATAAACGAAAAAAATCATCTAAATTTAAATCAGGTAAAACAAATGCAAAATCAAAAAAAAAAACTACAACAAGATATGATTCGAAAAATTTAACTTTAACCAATCTAAATAAAAGAATATTAAAATTGGAAAAAGAACATGAATTAATAATGAATAATAATAAAATGATCCTTAAACTTATTTCTATCATGGCAATGAAACAAATTTTACAAAAAAATAAACTGCAATCCCAACAAATACCATTTACTTCTTCATCGTTACATCCAAATCCATTTTTTAATTCTCAACTATCTGTAAATCAAGCTCCTCCCCAATTACAAAATGAATCCGTATTAGAAATAGTTGGTATACCTTCAAAAATTGATCAAAATCAAATCGGAATTTCTAAAATTTTACCCCAAAAATCACTCAAATCTGACCCCCAATCATCTATCAGAAATTATAAAATAAGAAATAAATAATAATTAATCAAATATATTAAATATATATATATATTCAAATCTGGCTTAAAATAAAATAAAACAAAATTTAATTTACCTCAAAATTTTAAAATATATTATTTATTATCAGAAAATCATATGAATAAAAAATATATAATCTATATTACTATCATATTATCAATTATCTCAATTTATCCTATTTTAAAACTATCTAAAAACTATAAATCCAAAAAAAAATGTGATGAAATTACTCATGGATGTTATTTTTCAAATAATAATAATGATGTTTTTCCAAATATTTGGATACAAAAAACAAAAAAATTATGTGAATATGATTTATCGTTTTTTGATGAAATATGTAAAAAATTTACATTAATTATTATGAAAAAAAATAAACAAATTCATTTTACTAATAATAATTTTATTAAAAATTATAAAATAATTATTATTAAAAGAATCAATAATAAAAATTTTGAATTAAAACTATATTGTAATCAATTAAAAAATTATTTTACAGTTTCATATAAATTTAATGAAACGATAAATGTTTGTGATAAATGTAAGATCAATTTTCCCAAATTAAAATTGGGATGTTATGAATCTAAAAATACTATTTCAGAAATTGATACTATATTTAATATTTTTGTACAAAAAAGTCAGAACCAACCACATTTTCCACTCAAAGGAAGCAATTATTCTATTTTCTCTAGTGGTAATGATGAAAATTTCGGGAAATGCTTAGAAATAGGTATTTATAATTCTTATTATGATGATTTCAAATTCATTAATACAGTGGATCTAAATTATTCATTTCTTAATTTTTATTATGATACTAATAAATCACAATTTATCGTATCTATCAAAACGAAAAATAATATTTATAGTATCCAATTTCAGTACAAACCAAATCAATCTATATGCGAAAGATGTATTTATCATAACTATAAACCTATCAAATTTGGTGGTTTTTTTCCAAATAGTAATTTACTACCGCATATTTGGATTGAAAAAGAAAATATAAAATATAATTTGTTTGTAAAATTATTTGAAAAATGTGAATATTTAGGTTCATTTTCACCAAATATTAAAAATAAATCTCTTAAAATTAATTTTGATGATGATAAGCTTTTAAAAGATATAACATCAGCACAATGGATATCGGAAAACAATTTTATCTTCATTTTAAAAGATAAAGTTATTCAATATAATTATATTCAAGAACAACCAAATGATTGTTCTGATTGTGTTCGAAAAATAAAGGAAGGTTGTTATGTTGCAAATAAGAATTCAGGTGAAAATAATGAAACTATTGCAATCGTGATTAAGAAGTTAAATGATTCAAATCAAATATATTCACTTGGAGAATATGCAAAAAATTGTGATTTATATAATATAGGCACTATTACATCGACTGGATTCGAATTAAAATGGAGTGGTCCCCCACAATCCACGATAAACAATATAATATGGATTGACGATAATAATTTATTAATGGATAATAAATTATATGGACAACTTAATTTTGAATTCAAAGGTGAAAGTATTACTTGTGAAGATTGCTCAGATTCTAAAGGTTCTTCACTAATAAAATAATTTTTCCTATTTTTGTAGATTTTGTGTTTTAGATTGATTCTGTTTTAGCTGATTTTCTTTAATCATATTTTGCAAAATTAGTTTTCTTGCTTCAAATTGTTTTAGTTTATTTTGATTGTATTCTTTTATTTTTTGAATTTGCATTAATCCTACTTGCTGACTTAGAATTCCTGCATCAATCAAGTCTTCTAAATATTTTACAGTAGGAATTGAACCTCCAGGACCTGTCATAACATAATTACTCATATTTTGTTTTTTTTTTAATATTATTAACATCTAAATTTATATTATAAAATTTACGCAAATCAAAAAGAATTATAATAATAAAAACGTAAATATTATTTAATCTAAATATATATATATATATATATGTTTTATATTCCTTTACTTATTTTTGATTTTATTCATTTAATATTACATTTATTATCTATTTTAAATATATGCAGATTTGGTGACAAAGGTCCTGAAAATCAGCTCATTACATTTAGATTTTATTTTATGTCCGATTTAATATCAGGTACTCTAAGTATACTATACTTACGTAAATATTATTCTAAATTTTTATATTTTTTGATTCTACCATACTTACTTTTTCATATTGATGCAAATCTTTATTTTTGGAATTTTAAATATCTTGTTCTAAATAATGATTTTTGGGATAAAATAATGAATATAGCTTCAAAACACAAGAATAATGTGTCCCTAATATATTTTTTTGGTGTAACTGATGAAATCATATTAAGAAGTATTTTCATCTATCATTATATTAAGATTATTATCAACAAAAAAAATTCTTTTATTAAAAATAAATAAATTTGATTTAAAAATAATTTACTATTTATATACATAATAATAAATGAATAATTTTTTTCTCGGTGATATTCATGATATTTCTAGTAATGATAATCCAGATAAAAATGATAATAAAAATTTTATAAATAAACTGAAAAAAAAATGTTTGGAAAAAAATCAAGCCAATGGAATTTTTAAATTTCACTTCGCTATTAATTTCTTAAAAAAATTAAATATTATTACAGATGAAGATATCCAAAATAATGAATCACTTATTAAAAGTGACCTCTTTCATAATGAAAATATAAGAACAAAATCAATCATTGTTCCAAGATATTTAAATGAATATACCGAAACAAATAAAATTGGCGAAGGAGGTTTCGGCAGCGTGTATATTGCTAAACATTATTTAGATGAAAAAAATTATGCAATTAAAAAAATAATTATCTCCGATGACAAAATTAAAGAAATTAATCAAGTTATTTCAGAAATCTTTATTTTATCCCGATTAGAACATCCTAATATTATTCGATATTATGACTCCTGGCATGAACCATTTATTTTGACAAATGAATATTCATCAGAAGGAAATTTACAAACTCTTATGAATGATTATGATAAAACTGATAAAAAGGATCTAAGTAGAAGTTACGAGGATGTTCTTTGTAAACTTAACAAAAAAAAAAGATATACAAATAGTATTATATTCTACATACGAATGGAACTTTGCGAAAAAAAGAATTTATCACATATTATCAATACTATGAAATTCTCATATTCACTGGTAATTTTAAAACAAATAATAGCAGCTGTTAAATATTTACACCAAAATGGAATCATTCACAGAGATCTTAAACCTGCAAATATATTATTCTCCAAATCAGGTTCTGTAAAAATATCAGATTTTGGACTCGCTACTCTTATAGATAATGTATCGACATTAGGATCATCAAATGGTACATTTATTTATAAGGATATACACAGTGATAATTCATCTATGGATATTTATAGTATAGGTGTCATAATGGTTGAAATGTTCTGTCAATTTAACACACAAATGGAAAGAATAGAAACATTATCTAAAATCAGAGATGGAATTATTCCTGACCATTTACCTAAAATTTTAAAAAAAATTATAACTAAATGTACAACAAAAAATGTAAATAATAGATTTGATATTTGCGAACTCGAATATACATTAAATTTAAATGTTAGTCGTACAAAAAATTTTTCATCTGATTCTGACATAAATGAAATTATTAATTATGTTTAATTAGTTTACCATCGAATTTTACAATTAATGGTAATATCACAAAAAAAACAATCGGCATTACTATTGATACACTCAAAAATGTCGTAATATAATCTAAATTTTTTAAATATACTTTCTTCACTAATTTTTCACGAAATGCCTTAAGAACAAATTTTGTATTTAATAATGATATCACTAACACAGAAATATAAATTATAAAAAATGCTTTTATATTTAATAATATTTCCTTAGTCTTACATTATACTAGAAATTATTTTTAACTAAATTTTATTTTATAATCCAAAATATAAATATATGTAATCCTATAACTAGTAATTTACTC